AACGTTTTAAGAACGATTTTAATGACACCTATAAAGATGATGTTTATAAACGCGAAGTGTCTCGCTTAGCTAAAGAAATGAATGAAGATGATTTGAAGAGTGCTGATGCACAAATTCAAAAGATGCTTTATGATGATTCCCCACAAGTACGTGGCATTGCTCAAATGCTTCTATCTAACACCAAAGATATTATTGCTGAGCGAGAGAAACAGAAATATATGCTTGATCGCCAAGCTGCTCTTGAAGAACAGCGTGGTAAGAATCAAGCTGCTGTAAAAGCTGCGGGAGCAACTGCTCCAGTAAAAGCTCTTACAATGCAGCAATATGAAGCAATGCTTCGTCAAAAGGCTGCTGAAGGCGACCAAATGGCAATTCAATCTCTTGCACAACTAGAGGAAGATAAACGCCGTAAAGCTGCTGCTGGTGCTCTAATTCAAGATAAACGTGTTCGTGAGCTTCTTGGTTATGATGATGCAGCCACAGATACATCTTCTACTGGTAAAGCTAAAGAAACTCCAAAGAAAGCTCCTACAAATGCTCAAGAAGCGGCAGCCGCTGGTTGGAAAATTGAAGTTGATGCCAATAAAAACAGAGCTTATGTAAGTCCTGATCGTAAAACTTTCTTTGAGATTAAATAATGGCCTTTGATTTAACTAGTGCAAAGCCGGAATCAAGTTTTGATCTTTCTACTGCCTCTGAAAAAGCTGGTTCTACTGAAGACCAAGAATATCTAGACTATGTAACAAAACAAAAATCTCTTTCTTCTCGTGCTCAAATTCCACGCTTTGCTGGTGACACTGGAGAAGAATTTCCTATTCTTTCTCGTGAAGATTGGAAAAAGAAGAAAGATGAAGACTTTACTAAAGCTGGTATTGAAGGTTTAAAAGGTATTGGTGAAACTGCACTTTCTTTAGGAACAGGTGCCGTAGCACCCTTCCTTGCTCCTGCTCATATGGGCCTAGATAGGCTTCTTGGTGGTAAGAAAGACTATGCTGATGCTTTAGATACTTTTACATATACTCCTCGTGGAGAAGTGGGTAGCAAGTATGTAGGCTCCATTGGTGCTGCTCTACAGGCACTACCTCCTGTTGGTGCTTATGTAAATGCCCCTGGCATGATTCGCCAAGGACGTAAAGCACCTAAACCTGTTGTAGAACCAAAAGCAATTCCGCCTATTCAGGAAGAAATGCCTAAGGTTGGAAAATCTATTGATGATATTCCTCAAGAAGTAAAAGACCAACAATCTTTTTACAACAAACAAGGTGAATTCTTTGATTTAGAATCTGCTAAGCCTGTTGATGAAGCTCCAATAAATCGTGGTGACTTGTCTCTACAAGAAGGCCTACCTTTTACAGACAGTGTTGAAGCTGTTCGTGAGGCCCAGGTGCGTGGCCAACCCCAACGTGATATGTTTGTTGAGGAAGGCCAGCTACAACGTTCTTTTGATCCCTATCAAGAAAACCTACGTAAACAAGCTGACCAGGAACGTATGGACCTAGAGCGTGTTGCCGAAGAAGCTCGTAAGCAACAAGAAATTGATGATGCTTTTACACAACGTCAGCAAGACCTCTTCCAAGAAGAGCAAATGCGTAAGCAAGACACGGTGAGCAATCGTCTAGATGAAATTGAACAAACAATGCGTACCCAAGAGCGTGCTTCTACCTATCGTAGAAATGAGCTTGGTGCGATTGATATGGAAGCTGTGTCTTCTGCCATTAAGGCATTTAAAGAAGGTCGTGGACTTCCTGGAGAAGTGCTGCACTCTTTCCGTGGAGCCTTCACCGACAATGAATTTGCTAAAATTTACACAGCATTAAACGATCCAAAGAGCAAAGATACAATTGCTCTTATGTCTCCACAACAATTCCATGCTCTTGCGGCTGGTCGCCGTCCACATGAAATTACTGAATGGGGGCCAAAACTTTATCCCTCAATTAAAGAAGGTTTAGCCAGTAAGGATGGATTATGGGATATTCCTTATTTACGTATTGCCAAAGACGGTCAGGTAGAAGCTCATGAGGGCCGTCATCGAATGGATGTGTTTAAGGAAACGGGAGTGGAACTTGTTCCTGTACGTCTTCATGGTTTGCGTTGGGGCACTGATGTTCTTCCTGACAGACTTTATTCTCAAGACAGTAAACTGGTTTCTCCTGAAGTTAAAAGAGCTTTTAGTCAACCTTTTCCTGAAATCTTAACACGTAAAGGTAATGAACCTAAATACACAATGGGTTCTAAACAACGAGGTGTTATTGATCTTAATGCCATTTCAGAAGGTATTTCCAAGTTTGCTCGTTTAGGTAAGGATGCTCCTGAAATTGTAAAAGCCACTAGTGATGTGGCAACAGATGTTAAAAAAGAAGTTCTTTATAACAGCATTCCTGGCCTTGATGCTTTCCGTCCAATTTGGACACCAGAAAAAGTAATTGCCGCTGCTGCACAACCAGAGAACTTCCGTGACTTAACAAGTGTAGAAAAACAGCTTGCTAAAACTGTTAAACCTGGAATCCGCACTGTACGTGTGTCATCTAACAACCCTCTAATCAACTTAATGGGTGAAACCTATTCTAAGATGTTTAGTGCGGCTGAGGAGATGGCTCGTACCTACATTACTAACAATGATGGTATTGGTCCAGTGTGGCAAAAACTCTCTAACGATGAAAAGATGCAAATTCATAAACTCCTTAAACAAGGGGACAATGAACAGCGTCGTTTCACCACTGCTGAACTAGACGAAGCAGGCTACACCAAAGAACAACAGCTATTTATGGCTAAGTTCTATGATATGGATGCTGCTGAGCTAACTCTATGGAATGAGAAACGCCTAGCTATTGGTATGGACCCTGTGAAGGAACGTCCAGGCCACTTCCGTTCTGTGTTTAAGGGTGACTATTGGGCTCTTGCAATGGAGAATGATGATAAAGGTGTTCCTCGTGTAGTAGGCTTTGTTGGTAACAACACCAAATGGGGATTCAACAAGGTAAAAGAGCAGATGCAAAAGGAAAACCCCGGCATCACCTTCACTGAGATGAAACGCCGGGGTTTGGGTGGAAGCTATCGTCGTACTGACCTAGCTCAAGGCATGGCTGACATTATGGACTTTATGGCTAAGAACGATCCACGTATTGCGGAAATTCGTGATGCCATTAAGCAAGTGACAGATCAACATGCCGATGGTTGGTTGGGTGCTGCTGAGCACGCCTTAAAGAAAAAAGGTATTTGGGGTAACGAGGGTAATAAGCCTTGGTCTAAAGATGCATATAAGGCTGCTGATGAAGCAATGAAAGCCTATTTTACTTCCTGGGAAGAGGCTGTGCTTTCACATCATCATCTAGAAGCCAATGCTACTTTCACTGCACTAGATAAGAACGAAGCTGTGCGGGCTGCGTGGCCTAAGGCTCTTGATTATGTAAATAAATATAGTAAGTCTATGACTGGCAACTACACCAGTACTTTAGGTGTTGGTTTAAACAACCTACTAGATTGGGGAACACAGGCACTAACATTTAATCAACTTGGTCCCACTGTTACGCGAGAAGGTGTTAACCAATTTACCAAGCGTATGGGTCAGCTTACTCAGGGTTTCTTAAATCCTGCCTACACTGCTATGCAGCTTATTCAACCACTCTCTACTGCTGCACCAGAAATGATGCGTGTTGGCGGTATGGCAGATGCTTCTAAAAGCTCTTTAAAAGGCATTGAAGCAGGCTTCAAGTATGTACGTAAAGCTCTTGATCCAGACTTTGTTGTAGATGCTGATACAACCGCTATGTTTGCTTATGCTGAAGATCGTGGACTACTTACTTTCTCAGAATTTGATGATGTGTCTAAAGTAACACAAGGGAAAGTTGCGCGTACAGTAGATCAAGCAATTGACTTCAACCGTGTGGCTGGTGAGATTTCTACTCGCCCTACTGTGTTCTTTACTTTCGTAGACATGCTTAAAGACATGGGACTTGCTAAGGAAGAAATCTTTGACACTGCCTACAACCTAACACAATATTCAATGACTGACTACAGCCCTGCTGAACGTGCATTGATGTATCGTGACTTGGGTGTACTTGGTCAGCTTGCAGGAAGTCTTTCTCAATTCAAGCATTCCTATGTAAACCAAGTATCACAGTGGGTTGGAGATAGTTTTAAGAATCCTAAAACTGCTTTAGTTGGTTTAACTATGATGGCTACTTTAGCGGGTTATCGTGGACTACCAGGATACGACGACTTGGATGCCATTGTAAAATACCTAACTAACAAGTTTGGTGATAAGCAAATGTCTATTAATGACATTATTGCTTCTAATGCTCCAGAATGGTTCAACTCTGAAACACCTTGGGCTTTTGACCAAGACAATACCACTTTTGGTGACTACCTTGGTTTTGGTGGACTCTCTGGCGCTGCTGGTGTGAACCTATCTAGCCGTCTAGGTTCTGCACAACTACTACCAGAATCTCCTGCTGAAGCTGTGTCTCCATACATGGGTAAAGCAGTTCAAATTGGTAAGGCTGCAAGTGAGCTTGGTACAAATCCAAGAGCACCTACCAACATTGCGCTCAACGCTGCTCCTAGTTCTGTTCGTGGTCCTCTGGAAAATAAACTTGCTACTTCTGAAAGTGGTATGCTTATCAACAAAGAAGGGCAGAATGAATATCAGCGCACTAAAGATGATATTTTCTGGCGGAAGTTTGGTTTAACCAGTTTGGAAGAATCAAAGAACCGCGATGGGGTCTATCAATCATCGGCTAAACGTCTTGCTGATGAAAAGCGGCGTAGTGACATTTCTCATGAAGTAAATATGAAGTTTAACCAAATTGGAGAACATTATTTGAAATCTCCTGGTTTTGAAAAGCTTAGAGAAGAGTATATTAAACGCGGCGGTGATCCTGTTACTTTATACAAAAATGCAGAAAAGTATAAAGAAGAATCATATAAAACAGGCAAACAACGTGCTGAAGGTGAAGCTAATGGCTTCTCTGGTGCTCAACGTTACAAATACTACAATCCATGATTGAGTATGAACAACTAAGGTACATCTATTCTAGCTGTCCGAAAGCTCGGCTGGAGCGTTTCCTGCCCCATTTAAATTCAACTGCTGAAGAATTTGAGATAAGCACCCCACAACGGTTGAGGATGTTCCTTGCCCAAATTGGTCATGAGAGTGGTCAATTACGTTATGTGAAAGAACTAGCGTCAGGTGAAGCTTACGAGGGAAGAGCAGACTTGGGAAACACAGAACCCGGAGATGGGGTAAAGTATAAGGGTCGAGGGCTGATCCAAATAACAGGTCGCTCAAATTATGCACTTGTTGCGTTAGCCCTGGGCCTACCTCTGTTGGAAAAACCAGAGTTGCTTGAACAAGATGAACCGGCTGTGCGAAGTGCGGGGTGGTTTTGGTATAAGAAAAATTTAAATTCATTTGCAGATATGGATGCTTTTGATGCTGTGAGTGACATTATTAATAAAGGCCGTGTAACTAGAGCAGAAGGAGATACTAATGGATATGAAGATCGACTTGCTCTTTATCTACGTGCATGTGAGGTAATATGACATTACGTGAACTTTATATGTGGCTCAATCCAGAATATGCTCAAAAATGGAGAGAAGAGCAGATGAAACGTTTAAGACCAGCCAATCCATCTTATATGGATGGAGGTAGTTTACGTGATGTGTTTCAACAAAAGCACAATCAAATGAATAGTGTGCTTGATCAACAAAAAAAGCAGTATGGAGAACCTACCATAGAACAGATGTACAATTTTGATCGAAGTTATAAAGGACTTCTATAACAAAAAAGGCCCCGAAAGGGGCCTTCTTCATTTTGTCTTAGCTTGTTGTTTTCTAAACTCCGCAAGAACCCCCGTGGCCGGTGATAGAGCAAACATCGTGTTCTGTGAACACTGTTCCTTTGTGTTTTGTTGCTGTTTCGTAGTCAACTTCTGTGATTGGCTGTCCTCCACGACTTCCATCTGGATAGCAAGTGAATCCGCGAAGACGGGGTGCATACGCTGCAAGCGTAGAAGCAAACCGTTGAACCTTGTCAGGATTATTTTCTTTAGTTCCCCAGGCTGGTAAGTTAATGGTGCTGCTAATTGACATGTCAACGTAATCTTGAATGTCCGCTTGGAATCTAATACGGCTTTCGTAGTCATTGCTTAGTTTATAGGCGGTGTCAATTTCATCAGGCTTTAGTCCGTATTCATTGATGAGCCGTTGGGCTGTTGCATCGACGACATATTCGTACTTCCATTGCGTTCCATTAGTGAGATAGCGTCTTTTATAAGCGACTGCAAACAAAGGTTCAATGCCAGTTGTTGTGCTGGCGAGAATTCCAATTGTTCCCGTTGGAGCAATTGCGCGATAAGCCACTGGACGGCTGATATAGAAGCGGTCGCAATGCTCATCAGCAGCACACTTCGACTCATCACGATAAACGGCAAGCCATTCCCTGAGTTCATTTGTTACCTCGTATTTTTGTCCTCGTTGGAGGAGCCATTCGTGAATTCCCATAAGACCGAGCCCGAGCCGTCGATTCTTTTCACGAACTCGATAAACTTTGTCGTAGGGCAAATCGGCCCGTAGTGTTCCACAAACAAGGAACTTGGAAGCAAGCACCACGACGCTCCGGAACTCTTCAATAGATTGAATATTCCCAAGATTGATGGAGCCGAGGTTGCACACATCACTATCGTCTTCACTGGTGACTTCTGTACAAGCGTTCCGTAGGGTTTCATTTTGTTTATCTCCAAAGTTAAAGCTAAAGCCCGGCTCACCTGTTTGCATTGCCTGTCGGCAGTTTTCTAGGAAAACAGGATTGTCTAAAAGATTGAAAGCAGCATCGTCATAGTTAACGCTGATGTTGGTCATGTCTAGAGGAGCCCAAGCATTGAAGTTTGCTTCTTTAGCTGCCTTTACTTCATCTGACCAATTCTTTGCTCTAAGGAAGATAGGAATGTCTTCATGTGCCCAATTGAGACTAGCGTAGATTGCACTGCGTCGGCTTCCCCCTTGCATAACATTCCGTCCGATTTCATTGATTGCATACATGAGGGGGATAGGACCAGAAGCGACGCCACCAGTTCGTGATAGAGGGCGTCCAGATGGGCGTAGTCTGCTGTAGTCAATTCCAATACCTCCACCTGTCATAAGACAAGACATTGCTCGCCATGTTACGTTGCTCCATTCTTCTCGGGTGTCTTCTTCTGCTCGGAGCAAATAACAGTTATTGTATGCTTTGTAGGGCCTTCCTGCATAGTAGAGATAACGACCTCCAGGGAGGAATCGCATTTCTTTAATATGCTGCGCAATCTCTTTTCGATCTCCATCAGACATGAGAACAGGGAGAGTTCCGCCTCGACTGCCACATACGTCATCGACGAGTCGGTCTGCGAGGGCGTCCCAGGAATCGTTAGGGCCTTGTGCATACTTTTGTTTGAAGATGTTTTCACTGAATGTTGTTTTAAATCGATTAATTTGCATTGTTATATGGATGTTCTTCTTTTAAAGGGATTGTGTCTGAACGATCATATTCACGGATTTGCTGTTCAGCTTCCGCTTCTTCAATGAGACGTTCTCGATAACGCTTCTTTCCGCGTTCTTTTTCGTTTTCTTTTTCACGAAAAGTCTTATCTTTGCTTGTCATACAGATTCCCAAATGAATGGAATTTCTTTCTTAAAGATTTCACCAATGGCTTTAGCAATTTCTTGGTGTTCTATTTGTGTACCATTTCCACTACGGAGTTGCACATAATGAATCCAACTACGAATTGTACCATTCATATATAGACGACTAGGTGTAAGACCTTCAGGAAGTACAGCCCGTGCCACTTCTTTAGCAATACCTTTATCTAATGCTTTAGCATAAATGTGCTTAGAAAAGTCATCTACGGCTGCTTGAGCACCTTGCCACCAATGCTTTAAATATTCATCGTCAGTAGCAATGCTATTTTGGCGATTTTTTTCGTCTTGTAAACGTGCATCACGTAAGGGTGCGTCTGCTAATTCACCTACTTCTGCATAACGTTGACTAAACTCTTGGAAAGAAAAACTACGATGACGAAGAATTTGTCTAGCAATGTCTCTTGTTGTATTGATTTCTACAACAGCATTAGCCATTTCAAAGGGGCTCCAATGCTGATTGCGTACACAATAGTTTAAAAGTTTGCCAGGAGGAAGCCCTTGGTTTTTTGGATTGCTAACTCTAGCAATGTCACTAATTGTTTGTTCACAATTTGGTGTAATCCAAATTAAATTACATTTCATTTACAGCCTTTTCAAACTCTTCTGAATATTCTTGAATGTTTTCTGAAAGAGCCATCACCAAATCAATCATCTCCCATCCTAAAATATCCATGATTTGATCGGGTGACAGCTTTGCTGCAATCATTTGTTCTAGTTCTTCTTGATTGAAATACATACATTACATTCCGCGTAGCAACAGTTTTTGGATAATTTGTGCTAAATACATAACAGCATCATCTGTTAAATTTAAGGAGTATACTAGCAAACCAATGTTACAGAGGAGGAGAACCACAGCCAAGCTTGCAGCAGGCTTTTGTAGTTTCGTCCATCGTTGTATCCACACGGAAGCTGTTTGCGTAATTCCATACAGAAGCATAAATACGATCTGTAGTGTTAAAAGACTCATGTTGTTTTCCTTCTTCTACTTCGATAGCCTTTTCAATAAAATGCTTGGCTTTCTTAAGGTCTTCCACACCACCTTTATGCTTCCAACGAGCAAGGTATTTAACGGCAGTTCCGTCTAAATATCCTAAATCCCACGCAGTGATTACATCCCAGGGTTCAAAGTTGGTAAATTGTTTATAGTGAGTGCCACCATATTGAATTTTATTTGCGTTACTCATTTACGTGCTTTCACATAGTTTAGAGAAATAGGCATTAAATCAAAAGCTCCATCTTGTACATCATGAAGCATGATGATTCCTCGCCAATGGTTGTTTCCTTGAGGACCAAGGTAGTCTTCATTGTGCTCATAACAGCTTCCGGCAATGATTGAAGTAAGACGTGTTCCATCTGCTCGATGGGAGGTTGCAATTTGCAAGCCTTGTTGATGGCCTGCTACACAACTCATGTGCTTCTTACTTAGTTGGGCCGCAGCACTAGCACAAGGCCTGCCGAGCATACCGCTAGTAAAATAGTGACTGAAAGCAACACCGCCGATGAGGACAACTTCAAGGAAGGGATACACTTCCCATCCAAATTCTTTGTACCCCAAATCTTCAATTTTAAGAACACCTTCAAGTTTTGCATCACTTTCTACTACTCTGTTAATACGATTTTCATGATTGCCTAGCAGCATCACTTTACGTGGTTTGTAAAGCTTTTGCTTATTTGCTTTAGCTTGTTTGTTATACTCATTGATTGGGTCAAGAAGTACTTCCATAGCCACTTTGGCAGTTGCAATGTCTTTTGTATAACGCTTGCCTTCAAAGGATTTCTTTCCCACATCGTAGCTGGAAAGAGAAGCCATATCAGCAAAATCGCCCAAGCATACAACGCAATCAGGACGCTTATCGACAATATAACGCCCAATATGATGTAGAAACTCCAAACTATCACCGGGACGAATTTGTGTATCTGGAATTACAAGAATCTTCATTGTAGTTTTGTAGAACCTTCATCTTCTGTATCTAGAAGCTGTTGAGGAGACATAGTTGTGTTAATAGCACCTAAAGCTAAGAGAGTGTTTAAACCATATGCTAGAACAGTGTCTAGTTCTTCTTCGGAAAGCTCCCCTTGAAACTGTACTGTGCCATTTGGAAGCTCAATTGTTTTATTTACTTTCATTTTTTTCTTCTTTCGTTTTTCTTTTATGGCAGCCAACACAAAGCACTTGTAGGTTGTGGCTGTCACAGAAGAGATTGTTAATGTATTCATCCCAAGTTGTGGCATTAGCAGCTACAGGTACAATATGATCTACTTGCACTTCTTTTTGGGGGAACTCTTTTTTACAAGAGGCACATTTAAAATGCTGAGCAATCCGTTTTGTTTTTTTGTTAACTTTCTTGGTTGTCTTTGCTGCATTTAAGGTTTCGTACTTAGGAGGCCATCTTCTTGAGGCGTTTCGTAATGCAGAGACGATGAATCCTCGCATTCGTCCGGCTGTCCATTTTCCGTTGTTGTAGGTGGTTGCCAATGCTCATTCTCTTTCCTTAGTAAATACAGACAATGGGCATTCCTATGCATTAGAGTGTTGTCATTCCAAATGTCTTGGCAATACTTGTACATTTCTAGTTCATTTGTCATTTCCTGAATTGGGTCTAGGAGTCTCTGTACAAATTTAGGTACAGTGTTTCTAAATTTCCCATCAAAGGCTGGAATGTTGTCTGTGCTATCTCCTGTGATTAGCTGAGTGTAAAACGATTTAAGTCCATCTAAAGGACTCACTGTTGTAGTTGTTTGTTTTACAAAGTTGTAATGTTTTCCTGCTACTTGAAGAAAATCTTTATCAATGGAACACAGAATAGCATTATCGCCTTCTGCTGTAAGATCAATGGCAAGAGCGTCGTCTGCTTCAATACCATCTGTAACCTTACAACCCCATTCTTTAATCAGACGTTCTTTTACAAGTTCTAGATGCTTTGGTTTAGGCTTATCTTTACGATGTGCTTTATACTCAGGATAAATTGTGTAACGAAAATTATCCTCTCCTGTTAGATAACCAATGTAGCTAGAAGCATTGGTTTCATATAGAATGCGACGGACAAACTCATCTAGACGTACACAAGCAATTTCAGGAGGATCGTTTTCTGCGGATGCAGAGCACCTGTATGCCAGTATGTCGGAATCGAGCAAGGCAATCATTTTGCTGTCTTTAAATATTGCATGAAAAGGGTTGCATGAGCATCTACAAATTGTTCATCATGCTGGTCAGCACTTTTTCCCATTGTAAACATAATAGCATGATTTAGCTCATGTAGAAAAGTTTGGAATTTAACTTCTGGTGGAAGATTCTTTAGCAGCACAATTTTAGCATCTGCGCTAGAAGCGGCTCCCATTGCTCCAGGAATTACATCAAGCTCTTCTACTAGCCAAGTAATTCCACCTAAATCAAAGGTATTTGGAATTGGGTAGCGAGCTTTTTTAGTCATTAGACCTTTCGGATTGAATAACCGAAGTCACCAATCATAGGATTGCTTGTCCAGCAAATGTCCCCAAAGAAATTTGTAGCACGTTGATTGGTCTTACGAATGTATTTGCGTACCCATTGACGGGCAGCTTCGTAAGTGGAAAACTTCTTGTTACCAGCGGGCACTGTGCCCTTAAAAACTACGTACATTACTGTACCTCCACATCATCAAAGGTTAAATCGTTTTGCATTTCCATAAGGCTTTCTACCTTATCTGTTAGAACCCAATCTGTGAGCTTCTGAGCTAGGCCAGTGACACTCTCTAGGTTGGGTGGGGTTTTAGCCCCAATCGTAAGCAGCGCTACAGCCGCGCTAAGGCTCGATTGCTTGACAATGAGTACCTGCCTACGTGCTCGCTCTTCTGGAGTCTCATACGTCGATTTAGGGGCCGTAGCGGCCTTACTTGACGCTGAGGCTACCGCACCAGGAGCAATTGGTGCTACTTCAACCCAATTCCAGAAGCTCTGGCCTTGTGCATTGGGAGCACCTTTCTCTGCGGTGATGGTAAATTGACTACCAGTTTTTGCATCATTCAGAATCTTATAAGCTTTTTCTGAATCACCAAAAGGGAATAGCTTTTTACCTTCAGTTTTACCAGATGTAAGATTCTTGAAAGCTACATCCAGTAGAACATAACTACCACCCTTAGCGGTGGGTTTAGTCTCACGAGTGAGGTTAAATACCTCAATAGAAAATTGCATTATTTACTTTCCTTTTCTTCATACAAACCCATTTCCTGGGACATACGTGCTAGCTCTTGCAGAGCTTCTTCACGTTCTTTAACTACATCTTTCTTTTTACCAAAAACTTTAGTCCAATTCTTATCGAACTCTTCTTTGTTTTCGATTGGCCTTGGCTTACTTCCTTTACTCATATATATTTCCTTATAATACAATTATTATACCATAAATACAAAAGAAGTGTACTACTTTTACAATTGTTACACATACTTAGTCATTTCTTTCATGTTTGGACCATACTTAACCTCACAAGCAAGAGGGACTTTCCAGTCGTAGTCAAACACTTTCTTGATGTTTGCTTGAAGGTCTTTAAAGGTTTCAAAGAACAGTTTTGCTACATCATGTAGGTATTGGGAAGGCGCATCAACAACGATGCTATCGTGAACAGACGATACCAATAGCACAACGTTTGATAGACCTGCCTTTCTTAGCTTGTTTTTAAATGATACTCTTGCTAAAGCCATCACATCTGCACCAGTGCCTTGCACTGGATAATTGGTAAAAACACTCCAATTGATTTTACCATATTGATTAAAAGGTTCAATCTTCCAGAAGCGTCCCAATGGTCCTACAATGGGCTGTCCATTGAATACTTGTATTTTCCAATCGTTGTGACAATCGTCAATTCCTTCATACTTTTCGTAAAACAGTTTGTTTACGTTATCCCAATATGCCGCATCAGAAGATACATGCATAAAATTAGGATCGACACTAAAAGAATACCCACTTCCACGGAAAATAGTACGAAATAGGTAAATCTTAGAAATGAGTCGAGAAGGAAGATTAAAAGCCACTTGATTGAGGCTGTGAGTATCTTCACCGTTAAGTACCTCTGCTATTCCTATTTGGTCTTGACTAAGCTCAAGAATGGTGCGCCACTCAAGCTGGCTTGCATCGGCGCCAATTAACACGTTGCTTCTAAAACTAAAAGAGTCAGCACTTTAATAAAATCATCTCCTCCTTCTTTACACCAACCGAGGAAGAATTGCTTTTCTTGTTGTGTAATTTCTCCCCATTCTTCTAATGAATCTAAATAGCATTTAATATCTTCACTCATAAATAAAACTTTCTTGCCAAAATTGTGCTAATTTAACAGCTAATTTGTTTATATCAACTTGAGCTAAGGCAGTACAAGGATCTACAGAATAAACAATAAATTCTTTTTCATGTTGTTTTAGATATTTAGAAACATCATTTACAAAATCTTCAAAGTAAAACTCATGTGTATCATGAATCATATCTACTCACTAAGATATCTAAGCAGTCGTCTGCAAAGTTTTGTTGATTGGGTTTACTAGAACTAAGGCGGCCTGTTTGTGCAACACACTGATTAAACTGCCCATGCAATTCTTGAGAGGGCCAATTCATTTCTTTGTTAGTTGCTGGAATACCTTTATAATAGGTGCCGTTAAGTTTTTCTAGCTCTGAAAGACGTAAGAGAAGTTCAATATACTTCTTTACTTGCTTTGTGCCTTTAAGTTTACGTAAAGTACCTTCATCTGTTTTGAAATATCCATCTTTCTTAAGCTGTGTTTTAGGAAGAGGTTTTACCAATTGGGGTAGTTGGTGGATGCGCTCCTTTGTTTGGTACTTTGGTTCTCCTGCTTTTGCTCCGGTTTTGTAAAACCCAATGTGTTCTTTATACTCTTCAACAATAGGCCCACCGTAAAGAAAAGCGCTAAGCTGATCGCCGCTATTAAAATTAATGGAAAGGTCAGGATAAACAGCGGAGAGTTGTTTTTGAATTGTCTGAATTTCGGCAGCAACGGCTTCTTCTTTCTGCTTACAAAGCGCCTCATCAAACATCAGGCCATTCCATTCCATTTCCTGTAGTACAAGTAGGTCTAAACATAGAAGACGAAATAAACGAAATAGCTGAGGGTCTTGAAGAAACTGCTCTTTTTGTTTTAGATAGATTTGGTAGGTTAAGTCACAGTCTTGTTTTGTATATTCTTCCAATAGTTCTTTTGGAATAGCATCTGTGTCAATACCTTTGTCCCAATACTCAAGTTTAATAATGTCGAGTTTATGACCTAGCAAATATTTAATGGCTGCTTGTTCGAGAGAAGGGTAGCGATTTTTTTGACCCTCTAGAACGAACTCAGCTAGTTGGCAGCACCACACTCGTTGAGGCAGAGTGATACCTAGTTTTTTATACCAATGTAAATCAAACTTGGCATTAAAGAACACATGTAGAGTACAGAGGTCGGGAGATAGGTTTTCCCAATTGTCCCATACAACCTCTGTAGCTCCATCATCTTCTTTCCAGCCAAGACACACTGGTTTGTTTGTTACATCAAAAGGATTTCCATTGTTTGATGTAGTTACTTCCCAATCAGAAGTGACAATCATCAGGAGCAACTTTATAACTTTTTTCTTTGCTATTGAGAATTAAAAACACTTTTTTATCCTTTTCTTTTGGATATTGTTTTATAGCAATATTGGTATAAACATTTCCACTAGCTATAAAAGGATCAATATAAGTTGTATTAGTAGAAGAATTAAAGTAGCTGTACAAAGTATTAGCCATTATCAAATTACCTCTTCTTTGTAAAGCTCTTTAGAAGCGTTTAGAATACTATATTTCTTAGGCTCTGGTGCTTTGAAGA